CAATCGGGATTTGTAGAAGGATCGCCACCATCAAGAAGGGTTGTCTTACCAGCTAATATATACGACGCATTATTTAACGGTGCTACTACGACATCATTGAGATAATACTGCTCGGTTGCAGACCATAAACTCCGCCAATTCATTCCAGTCGGATTTACTCCAAGTCTATCCAATGGATTGTCAAAAGGTGTAAGGGACATTATCTACTTATACTATGTTTAGAAAAGACGGACGAGAAGAACAGATGCTGTAACTCCAGTCGGCTGGACTCCAGCCCATGCGCCAGTTAGAGCAACCGAAGTACCAGTAGCACCAACAGAGACATAGAAACTGGCTGATCCGCGAGACGCAGCAGCTCCTACTAAGGAAGGAACATCTACAACGGAGGATGTACCACCAGTTCCATCTCCAGTTACAGTCCAAGTCACAGCATCGCCCGCAACAAACCCGCCACCAGCAGACTGAGCTGCAGTAGAATTGACTACAACCATCCATTCGGAATTCTCTGGAACGGTTAAAGAACCATTCGTGACTGTAAGTACATTCGCACCCGCAACTGCGATCGTAGGAGTTAATGCGTCATAAAAACTTACACCACTGGGAGCAAGAGAAACCCACTTAGGATTTACTCCAGTCGATTCAGTTGAAGGCTCAAGACCACCACGATAAGCGGTGACTTCAGTGGGAGGAGCACCACCAGACATTACAAATGCACCAGTTGTAACGGGGTCAGTCACCATATCACCAACAAAATACTGAATAGCAGAATCCCAGACGGCTGTACCAGTTATCGGATTCTTGCGCCAGTTCATGGTTGTCGGAAGGACGGAGAGGCGTTCAAGCGGATTTGCGAGACTCTCGAGCGAAGCCATATTGTTCTATACTGATACTTTATAAAAAAAAGAAAGCCAAATTCTTTGATGAAATGTTCCACCGAAGAATTTGGATTTTTAAACTATGATTTATTCTTTTACATTATGCGAGATGCGAGACCCTTGCGTCCAGAAGACATAGAGGGACGATCTCTGCTCGCCATATCTTGAGCGGGAGCACGGGGGACGCTCGGCATACTTTTTACCATACCAAGACGGTTAGCGAACGAAAGCATCTGACCGCCGATCATACGAGCCAGACCCTCGCGAGTACCAGCGGGAGCAAGAGGGGCAGAGATAATGTCTTGCTCGGACAACACACCCTTGATGATACGCGACGAACCACGAATGCTCTCGAAATAACCAGAGTTGGCTGTAATCACATAGATCTGAGGCTGAACTGGGAACGGGAAAGTGTTGCGGACACGCATATTGAACTGCAGAGTAAAGTTACCCACGAGCGACGGCGCTTGTCCCGACTGGAGTGTCAAATCCACAGAGGGCTTGAGTACAAGGAAGCCACCGACCGTAGGCACCGTACCGCCACCAGCTCCCGAAGGCACACGAGCAATACCCGCCCAAGTATTCCAATCCACCTCCAAACCATTGCGGACAGACATGTGGTAGAGCTGCTCGGCAGTCTGAGAAGAGAGCAGACCGCTGAAGTTATCGAAGTTGATCGAGAGAGGCTGGGTGGTACGATCGCCATTGCGCGAACACTCAACGGGCAAATAGGATGCGCCGAACTGCGGGAGAGTCGGGTCAAAATCCTTATTCAGAGCGGTCGTTGCGGGGTCGGCAACGGCTTTGCAATAGATAATCAGCAAATCGGGAATCTGGGGAAGCGTGATTGTCTGAGACTGGAGCTGTTGCGATTCACCAGCGGGCATAACAGTGTTCTGAGGCTGAGTAATGTAACGAGGGTACTCCATATACGGCACAACGCTCTTGGGCGGTAGAGGAATGTCAAGCGAAGGCGTTAGGAATTGAACGTTCAACACGCTGTCACGGAAAACACCAGTGCCGACATTCGTGTTATAGGAGATCGGGGGCAGATAACTGTTAGGGTTCGAACCACCGCCATAGTAGAGCTTCTCGGCGCTACCAACAATGCTGTTGCGGAGACGCATGGCTCGGTTAGGATCACGCATATTCATCACGAGCTGGATGTTGTTGATGCCGAAGAGACCCGTATCTTGGCTGAATTCCTCTGCAAAGATGAACGGCGACAGTACGAGCTTCTCCGTAGAGCGGAACTTAAGGAAGACGCTGTAGAGACCATTCACTACACCCGCACCTTGATCGGTCGAGACTGGAACACCGTCAATCACATCTACATTGAGACCGTTGTAGTTGTAAGCCGACGAAACAGTTCCAGAAAGAAGAGTGCCCGCTGGGTCAGTATAGGCTACATTGTAGTAAGCGCCGTTGGGGACTTCGTGGTAATCGTGGGACATATTCGTGTAGCCAGAAACGGGGTCGTTGGTCGCATTGAGACCATCCGCGTTCTGCTGATACTTATCCAACATCGTGGGGCAAGTGCGCTGGAGACGATTCTTCTTGTAATCCGTTAAGCGGAGAACCTCCGTGAGAACATCTTGCGAGTTAATTGTCGTCGTCGTGTCGTTGATCGTAGCCGTCATCGTCGCACAGAGGGCATTCAGAGGGAAAGCAGCCAACGAACCATCGACACCCCACTGGAAAAGGGGCTGACCGATGGGGTACTGACCCCCTTGACTATCTTGCAGACGGACCTTAACTTCGAGGAATACCGTCGAAGACCACTCCATATCACGCGCAACAAACACATTCTCGGACGGTACATACACATTGTAAGTGTGCTGAGACTGAGTCTGAGAAATGGCTTGGAACGGAGAGTTCGTCAGCGACAGAGCACCCTTTTCGACAGCATACTTGGGTCTGGTCTGGATAATGCGATCGTCAAATACAGCGAGTTTCTCTATGTCGGCAGACATTTGGTTCTATACTGATACTCTACAAAAAAAAGAAAGGGCTTTTTTTTGGTGAATATTTTGGTTGTATGCTTCTTCACTTCCAGCCAGTTTTTCGGAAAAGCATCTTTATCGAAACATCGGAGCAATTAAACATCGTTAGAGGGATAAGCTCACCCGTGAGACGATATTTCCAATAAACTTGAATGTCGATATTTCGAATCTCATCGTGGGAGGCTGTGAGGGATATCATCTTATACTCTGCAGTCGGCTCGTAGATGGTGAAGTCGCGCCATCCTTCCGCCTTCTCATACTGCTGGTCTATGACGAAATCGGCAATAATAGGCTCGAATGCCGAAGTTGAGTTGCTCGTAGAATTATTGTTGGAGTCTCCAAGTTGGAGGGGCTTACCAGTGTATTCTCTCTTGACTGGGAGAAGAGTGCTGGTGAAGACAATTGACTGAACTGGAGACCATAGAGACCCCGTAGAGTTGTAATCTTGCTTCGAAATCCAATATGTTCTCTGCTTCGTTGTCGGAATCAAGAAATACGGGTTATAAGCTGGAGGAGGAACAGATGACGAGCCTTGCAAGGTCGGATTGTTGTTGAGGATATTCGTATAGTTCTGGTTGGGGAAGAGGATCTCGTAAGTGTAGAGCGTTGGTGTGATAGTAAAAGTATCTGTAGGAATTGTTGTAGCTGTAGTAAGAGGAAAAGGGATAGACGAACCAGCTGAAGCTGAATAGTTAGTATTATTAAAGTTGGTAAGCAGACCGTACAAATTGGAATTCATAAACAGTCGGAGATAGGGTTCGGAGGCGGGTTGGGCGGGGAAGGGAGCTGGAGGGATAACCGAAGACTGAAAGGCTGGAATAGGCACATTCGTTCCATTAGGAAGTCCCGTTATAGGATTGATTCCACCAGTTAGCTGAGAACATACATTGAAGGCTCGGGTGTCTCCATAAATCTCAAAGAGTCTGGTTTCCTCGTTATACTTGATGAAGGGCACATCATGATCCGCAAGAAAGTCATTGAATGTCGGATACGGGAAGGGAGATGCAGTCAAATCGATATCTGGGTCAGTATTCCAAATGAGAGTAAATGCAATCCAAGTTGATTGAAGTGCTGTAAGGAATGTCTCATTCACAAGGTCGCACCAATGCTTGTAGGTATAGATCCAATAATATCTCGTAGTAAGAATCTGACGAGTAAAACCACCAACTGGTATAGCTGGGACTGGAGCTATCTGCGTATTCTGAATCTCTGGGCGATAAGTGATAGCAGTACTCTGCGGAGCGACTGTGAAAGTTTTGGTTTGAGCTGCGCCAGTTGAGTCAGTAAAAGCCCATGAACGCTGATAAGGAATAGACACATAGTAGATTGTACGGTTAGGACTATTCTGGAATGGAAAAAATGATCCATTCGTCTGAATTGTAGGAATGAAAAGCGGGAGATTCTTATTCGGCCCATTCATCGTAAATCGTGTAATGCTAAAATTATACTGCGACGCATCGCGGACGATCGGCGCATCACGGCTCTCATTAAACCGAACAATCGGCGGATCAAGAGGAACACTCGCATCCGTCTGATTCGTGTTGATGATGTTGGCGTTGTAGTAGATCAGTTCAGTATCTGCTCCACCATCGATGATACTCTTGTAGGAGTAGCTCATTCTATCTATATTGATATAGCATATTTTTTACTTTCCAAGTTCGTCGTAGGTGAGTTTTACTACAAATTCGTCTGGGGAGAGACGAGTTTTATCTATAATCTCCCTATATTTTTGTATAGGATATCGGTGATAAAGTAGCCTTGCAACACAATGACGACCACAAGTATTCACATCATTGGTGAGTTCTTGAAGCTGTACCTTGTTATAAATCACATTATAGGGGTTGTCTGTTAGAAGATCGGCTAAAAGGGGTTCATTCATTCGCATTTTGGAGAGATGCGCGTTATCTAATGTGTCCTTTTGTGCCTCTGGAGGTTCGCCGTAGGGATCAAAGAACTCTATCGTCTTACCTCTCTTGATTAGACAGCACCAATGACCTTGCTGTTCGTTCTGCTGAGGAACAAAAAGAATTGCGCGATTCATTTTATCGAATAACTCATCGATATGATTCACTTTTTCTAAGTCGGGGTATGATGTAATCTTGATTCCAGAACCAAGTAGCTTACGGATATCATCATCGCTTAACGCATACGATTTGGCTTGGTCCATCTCTATTATACTACTCCTATACGAAGTATTGTTAGAATTATTGATGGAGTTGCTGGAACGGGAGTTGATGCTGGAATTGCGAGGAGTCGAATACCAGAATCTGGTGAATAGCATTGGATACCAATTAGGTCGTCTGCACTTAGTGTAAGAAACCACTCTATAGTCATTATATCTTCTGCATTCTGATTGACAACCAGTTTTGTTGCTGAGTTTGGAGCAGCTACTCCATTTACCATCGGATACATGTAGATCGCTCCAGTTCCACCACTTGTTTTATCTATCTGAATGGACGCTAATATTTTATAAGTACCATCTTGAGGTAGCTTAAATTGAGTTGATGGAAACCCAGTACCAACAATACTAATATCAGAAATAGTACAATCAGCTGTGTTAAATTCTACATCAAGAGCGGATGAAGCAGTGAGATTTTGGGTTACTGAAGAACTAAATCCTCCATATACTGGAGGAAAGGGAGAGACACTTAGATCAATAGTGCTGGGAGCTGTTGGTGTGATCGTTACAGTATTGTCAGAAGAAGTAATATTGATAACAGTATCTGTGAGACCATTTATATCTGTGATCCCACCTCCAGATGGAACATTCAATAAAACCCAAAACAAGGAGGGTTGCACGGAAGGATCATCTCCTCCAACAATTGGTTGCACATTCACATTCACATAGCAGAGACCATCGACTGGCGATTGGACGAATTGATACTGGGGATAGGTAGTCGCTACATTCCAAACTCCAGCCCATACTAACTGAGTTGTTGGAATAGTCATTATCTATAACTAACAAAGAGAATTTGAGAAAAAAGGTGAAGGGTGAAGGGAGGTGAAGGGAGAATCGCAGACTTTGTCCTATACGAGGGGGTCATTTTCGGCTATAGCCAAACTCTGCGATTTTGCCTTCACCTCCCTTCACCCTTCACCTCTCCCTTCACCCATAAAAATATACATTAAATGTATAGAATGGAACTGATAGCAGATAAGAATTTTCCAGACAATTATTCAGCAGCAGTCCTAAATGTGCTGGATGCAATGTCCGCAACGGGATTGAAAAAGTTGAAAGTCGTTGGTTCATCAAGTATCCGCTCACAACTCTATGCTGGAGACTATGACGCAATCGAACGCGTTGATGTGAAGAACGCAAAAACTATCGCAGACCATCTTCAAACAGCTGTAAAACAGCTCCGAAGCCTCAAAGATGTTGCGATTAGTGAAATCAAATGTGGAGAAATTCCAGAATGGAATGTCTTTCGTCCTAATGCGCGAGTAGAACATGATAAGATCTTGGATTTCAACATCAAGGAAAGCCAATCAAAAGTTGATGCTCTTCGTAGAGAGAATGTACTAACCGCAAAAGAATCGCAAGACGCAAACGATTTGTTGGAAGACGCAAACGATGAATGGGATTTCCTTCACGCCAAAAAAACTATTCGTCATCATATCCTTCGTTGGACTCCTTCAGAAATCCTTGAAGGTGCAAAGTTTGTTCGAGGCAATCATGTGATTAAGCTGGAAGACGCAATCATGAGTGGTGGAATGATTAAGCTTGATGTGGTAGCGAATATTCATGACCGTTTCACAGAATTCTCAGTCATTTATGATGTCTTTAAGAATGGTAAGCGCATTACTCAACCTCCAGTCCCTCTTGAGCGAGGGCTTGTAGAAGATATGATCTACTACGAAAAAGCAAATCCATTTAAGGCACTTAAACGGCTCTTTAGTCTTGCAAAGCACTTTCATAACAAACGAATTATTGAAATTCTCATTCCTATTCTGAATGGAGATCTTGGTCGGCTTTATCAAATCGTTGGAGATCTAAAAACTCTTTCAGCTTTGTTGGAGCATGGTTCTACCAGTAGAATTAGAGCTATTCGTAGTCAAATTGATGAGGTGAGACACCGACTTGGTAACATCTATCAGCTCAAAGACTTTCTGAAAGCCGAACACGGTATCATCGGTTCAATTTTTTCACTCTTGAAAACTCCTATCCCAAAACTCCATTCAAAATTGGAATCACTAATAGACACACTCCAGTCGATTCTTGACATTAATACGCTGAAACAAGTGGGCGGACTGATGAAAAAAGGTATTAAGATGGCGTAATAATCGCAAAAACGAGCCAGTAAATAACCCCCAAAAACCTTCAAATCAGTTTTGTTTTACATCCTTTTAGGGGGGTTTCCGAATCTGTTTCTAACTTTTTTAAAATCTTTGCTCCAAATATAGATGCCGTCCTTAAGTTTTGAGGGGTCAAAGACCGCCAAGCCAGTTGCAATAGTTAAGGGGGGAGACGATGATGGAGCACTTCTTTACCTTCATGAGGAGGATTTGAAGAATAAGCGTAAGGGTGAGATCAATCCTAACAAGTATGCCGCAGAATTGCGGTCTCTAAAACCTACTGATCGTGTAAGACTCATTAGTCGATTAGAAGAAGCACGAGGCAAGGGTTTGGAGCCAGAACAATTGATTGGAGAGACTGGTTTAGGAAAACAGCTTTATGAACGCATCTTGACGGATGAAGTTCAGAGCAAGGACATTACATTGGATAGTGGTGCATTCGAATTAATACCATCTCCAGATCCCAAAAAGCGTGAGGTCTTCTATATTGCTGGTGCTTCTGGAAGTGGAAAAAGTTATATCGCCAAAGGTCTCGGAGAGTATTACCAAAAACTCTTCCCAGAGCGTAGCGTGTATCTTATTTCTAAACTTGATGAGGATAGTGGAACGCTTGACAAGATGAAGCCGAAGCCGAAGCGTATCAATATCCAGAGCTTGATTGACGATTATCCAGATTTAGATGAGTTCAAGAACTGCATGGTGATTTTTGACGATTATGATACCTTCACGGGTCCAGCTGAAAAAGTGGTTCATAAATTGATTGATGATCTGGCGACAATGGGTCGGCACACTAACACGACCATGCTTTGCTTGTCGCATTACCTAACCAACTACAAGAAGACCCGTTTGCTACTCAATGAAGCTACTCACATCGTTGTCTATCCTATGGCGACCTCTTATCATGCGTTAGCTTACCTATTAAAAACTCATATCGGTATGACGAAAGACGATGTCCGTGATTTGAAAAAGATGGGTCGTTGGGTTTGCATCTATAAGCATTTCCCTCAATACCTAATTTCATCCGAACATGCCCGAATGCTGGTGCGAGATTAACTATTACAATACAAATAATATAGAATGAGTGAAATTGGTAAGACAATTGGTTGGAACACACGATTAGAAGAATATTTCTCCTCTACTGGTGAGAAAGCACATTGCCTTACTTGGATACACAAACAAGCCGAAGCATTGTATAGCAAACGAAGGACTTTTATTGACCTTCCAGTTATTGTCCTAAGCGGTGTGTTAGGGTTCTTGAGTGTAGGATCATCCAGTATGTTTTCTGGAGCGGAAAACATGAGTTCGATAGGTGTAGGTGTAGGCTCTCTTTTTGTATCGGTTCTCAACACCATTGGATCGTATTTTCAATGGGCTAAGAGGGCAGAAGGACATCGGATTGCTTCTATCCAGTACGCCAAACTGTATCGGTTTCTGCATATTGAGATGTCTCTTCCACGCGATGAACGAATATCCCCGCACGATTTATTGAAGACGGTCAAAGAGACTTATGATCGGCTTCAAGAAATTAGTCCTCTTATTCCACCAGATGTGCTAAAAGAGTTCAGAGAGAAGTTTGGAGATGAAAAATACAAGGATATTTCAAAACCAGAAGAAGCTAATGGTCTGGAGAAGATTGTGGTGTTTGATGAATCACAGCGCCCTTCGGAGAATTTAGTTCAAACGCCACTCGCATCTTTTCAAGGAACTCCTTCGATCCTTCTGCGCCAAAAGTCTTTTCAAGCTCCGCCAAAAAGTCATTTGAAAGCAATGAAAGAGGGAGACATCGACCGCGTACCTCATTCTCAACATACGAGTTCAACCACCGACATTCCGATTGTCCCACCTCCACCTTTAAAGGCTTCAGAGCCTTCTTTGTTGTTGCAATAGAAATCTTGGGTTTCACCGACTTGAACTTTTCTAATTCATCGGGCTTCTTCTTCTGACGGTAATCCTTACTTAATGGAGAACCATAATTCATCCTTACTTATAGATGTTATTTTAGACCAATGGGCATTTCAAACCAGTGGTCTAACATCAAAAAAATGAATGTATAAAGATTTTATTATGAACTATTTATAATGAATGAGTATAGATTTTATCATTGTTACCAAAAACCATTTTCAATCGTTTGCTGTCCTATAGACAACGAGAATATTCTACCCTCTAAGCCAGACTCTCGTCTTCTATTCGTTCCTAAATATTTACCAGAAATATTGGATACACTTGTATTGAATTACAAGTATTATAAAAGCGTCCATATAAAAAAAGAGCCAGTTTGAAATGCCCGTTGGTATAAAAAGAGAAATCCCCGACCCCACATTTTTCGTCCTCGTGAAAAAACGGCTTAAAGTTAATTCTTTGTAGTAATTATAGAAGTCGAATGTCTGTTGCTCCGAAAGTTTCCGAGTTTATGAGCCAGTTGAGTAAAGAGCTGATGGAGAAGAAGGGTGTAGCTGAATCGACAGCACATGCTTATGTAAAGACTCTTTACATTCTCAATTCCAAGACACCTTTCAAGACGCTTTCTTTTCTTCGCAATAAGACGGCAGTGATGGAGAAGGTGGAAGAGTATGCGCCGAGTACTCAAAAAAGCATTCTGGCTTCCATTGTCAGTGTCCTTGCTCTTGTTTCCGACAAGCCTACCTACAAGTCGGTCTATAAGTATTTCTATGAGGAAATGATGGGAAAGAGCAAAGCGATCAGCGAAATCGAACAGAACGATAAGACCGAGAAGCAGAAGGAGAACTGGGTCAGCTGGACTGAAATTAAGGATCTAACTGCTAATTTTCGTGAGAAGATGGCCGAGTACAACACGAAAAAGACTATTACTGCATCTGATTTCAACCATCTTCTCCAGTATCTTGTCCTTTCTCTGTATGTGTATATTCAGCCCCGTCGCAACCAAGATTATCTGGATATGGTGGTTGTGAAGAAGTGGAAGGAGGATATGCCGAAGGACAAGAACTATCTTGATCTTTCAACTTCTAAGTTCATCTTTAACAAGTATAAGACAGCAAAGAAGTATGGAACACAGACGATTGATATCCCGCAGACAGTCGATGCACCTCTAATGAATGTGATTTTCAACTACCTCAAGTATCATCCGTTGTGGAAAGCCACAAAGGGTAAGGAGGCTGTCCCCTTCCTTGTAACTGCGGAAGGTAAGCCCCTTGTAGCCGTAAATTCAATCACGCGCATTCTCAACAAGATCTTTGGGAAAAAGGTAGGCTCTTCGATGCTCCGCCACATCTTTTTGTCTGACAAGTATGACATTTCGGAGATGGAGGAGGATGCTGAGGCTATGGGTCATAGCGTAGAGGAGCAGAGAAAGTATCTTCGTAAGGAGGGAGGAAGTTTAGATAATGTAATTACACATGTTTAATCAAAAAAAGCTTAATGGGTAGGATTACGAAGTTTTCTTTTTTTCAGACGCATAAAGTAATCTTCTAACTCAAAGTAATCTGCGTCTTCTATTGTTTTTATAAGAATTGGTTTAATACCAGCATCGCATTCTGCATCTTGTTTTATCATGTTTATTAGTTCATTCTTGACAATTGCTAATTGTTTGATTAGAGGTAATTGGTCCATCATGCTCGTCATAAGATTGGATATGATGAATCCGTTTTTCATGGTTTAATCAAAATCAACAATAAATCGACCTTGTTCTATTTTAAAAATCCTCTCATCATTCTTGCGAGGCTTTTTCACTTTCGGGGTCTTCGGATCTCCTTTCTCAACTTTTCTTCTTTTGGGAGCTTTAAGGCTGTCGGGAGTCTTCGGAGCGGATTCCATCTTTAATGTAATCAATACAAAATATTCCAATTTTTCACTCGCGGAAAAATCTTCCCGAAAAAAATCTTTCCCGAGAGTAAAGGATGCTTCCAACCCTCAAGTCCGACCTCGATTATGGAACAGCCAACGAACACACAAAACAAGTCAAACTGGAAAGCTTCTTTAACAAGCCTCTGACTCGACGCGGAGGATATAGCACTTTCGACTACGATGATGGAGCAACCCTTTATGTTGAATTGAAGTCTCGCCGTATTCCTCATAACAAATACCCGACAGCAATTATCGGAGCAAACAAAGTAGAAACAGCCGAAAAGAATCCGAACAGAGCATATTGGTTCTGTTATGCCTATGAGGATGGAATTTATGGAATTCAATACTCAAAGAGAGTGTTTGATGCATTCGAACATAAAGATTATGCACGAGGCGATAGAGCGGATTATCACAATACTCCCCAGCATTGCTACTTCATTCCTTCAGAGCTTCTAATGAAAATGGATTAAGACTTTCTCTTAAGCATCTTTTTCAATTCTTTTGCTTGATCCTTTCTCTCCTTTTCAAGTTCTTTCGGATCTTTCTTCGCAAGTACTTGTAATAGTTTTTTGTGTTCTTCAATAAATCTTGGCTTCGGTATAGCAACTACCTTTTCAGAACAGAAATCATCAAAGAACTGTCGGTTCATACTTATACTAATATATCTCATATTTTAGTATAGAATGCTAATAGCGTGGGAAACACAAGCAAGATATGTGTATCGATCAACCAAATTTCGTTTGACTGTTCCGTATTCACATTCATATACTCCAATAATAACATATGCACGATATGTTCCAGAATTCAATTTAATAGAAATAGAAGGAACATATCAAATAACAAGCGATAACATGGAAATAGAGTATCCTTTAATCGCCAAACAATGGGGAGTGTCTAAGGACGAGAAAATGGCTTGAAAAAGAAAATATAACCTTTCATTATAGAACAAATGGCGAGATTGCAGCGCAAAGAACTCGCTGACCTTCGAGCAATGGAAGAAGAAGATGCCCGTGTAACGATGCGTGGTCGTGGAAAACAGTTTGTAGGAGCTGGAGCAACTCCGAGCATGGGACTGTCGCAGTTTCGTGGTGGTGCAAAAGGTCGTAAGGGTCGCAAGAAGCGTCATGAGAGTGAGAGTGATGAGGAATATGAAGGTGGTGCTGGTCTTCCGTTAGGCGCTCTAAGTGGTGTCGTTTCCCGTGCTGCTCGTTTCAAGCCCAGCACGGCTCTAATTCCGTATCGTTCAGCAGCAAACGCACTTGTGCCTTTTAACGCTGCGAGTCGGGCAATCGTTCCGTACTCTCGTGGAGTCTCATCAGCCGTATCCCGTCTTCCATCAACTTCAAGCACTGCTCTGATTACCAGTCGGTTTAGTAAGCCTTCGCTTCCTATGGGAGCTTATGCTGGTCTTTACCGTAGGAGTCCGATGCTTCTACTGGATGATGCTGCTCGGGCTGCCCCCAGAGCGTTGGATGATGTTGTTGTCCCAAGTGCGCCTCGTGTAACAGATGATGTTGTAGCAGCAGCTTCTAAAACTGCCGCACGAACTGGAACTCGGCTTTCGGCTGCGACCATAGCAAAGGCTGCTGCGATGGGTATTCCTCTTGCTGCTCTTATGGGCGTGAGTATCGCGGGCATGGCGGGTGCTGATCCGTTCGGTCTGAATGAGTATGGTACTTCTGGTGATGCTGGATACTATGATGATTATGCGGGTGATGGTGCTGGTGGTGATATGGGTGATGGCGGTCTTGGTACTGTTGATGCTATTAACACAGATGGCTTTGCTGGTCCTTCTATTGGTGGTCCCAATGGTCCCAATGCGGGCGGTGTTCCTTCCGATCTATCGCCCAACGAGTTAGCGTGGTATTTACAGTCTGGAAATCTTCCAGAGCGCTATGCCTACCGCCAGAAGCGAAGCCGTGTTCGTGGAATGGGTAAGATTGGTGGTGCGAAGCGGGATGGTCGTACTGAACGCGCAGCCATTGTTCGCCAAGTAATGCATGAACGCGGTGTGAAACTCGCAGAAGCGTCGCGTATTGTAAAGGCAGAAGGACTGTATTAAGCACAAAAATTAGAAGTATAGAAAAATATTGCTTTTGAGTATAAGATGTCTTACAACCCAAGAGAAATAGCTATACTTCGTCAAATGATTGTCGAAGATCAACTAAGATATGCTCGGCGTGGTAGTGGGCGTAGGCGTGGTAAGAAGTGTAATAGAGATGAAGAAATGGAAGGTGGTGCTGGTGTTTTTAGCGCAATAGCAAGTCTGGGTCGTCTTGCTGCTACAAGTGGAACAAGAGCAGCTTTATCATCAGCATCAAAAGCAGTGTCATCTGGACTTTCACGAATGACATCGGCTTCACGGGCAGCAGCATCATCGGCAGCAGCATCATCGGCAGCAAAGGCAGCAGCAGCACGCTCTACAGCAATTGTTCCATATAATGCAGCAGCAGCCGAACTTGCTAAAAATGCAGTTAGACCTTCAATGTTAGGTAGATTTGGAAATTATTTGAAATCTGGTATGACATTAGGCAATGCTATAGGTATTGGTATTCCAACTGGTTATTCTATATATCAAATGATAAATGATAAAAAGGTAGCAGAACAACAAGAAAGAGATGACGCAGCCCAAGCAGCAGCCGATACTGCTGCAAACGATCAGTATATGAAAGATCAGCTTGAAATCCAACAAGGAGAGGTAGATAAGAGAATTGAAGAACTTAATATACAAATATCAAATGCTAATGCTACTGAAAAGTTGTTAAAAGAACAAAAAGCATTCCAAGATAGCGAATTTGCTAAAATATTGCTCCAACAAGAAGAAGATAAGGCACGCCAAGCAAAAATGGATGCTGAATATGAAAAACAAGCACAAGAACAGTATCAAGAAATGCTTGCAATCCAGAAACAGCAGATTGAAGAACAAATTCAAAAGCAATTAGCTTCTTTAATTCGTACAGCTCCTCCTCCTTCTTCAAGAGTACCTCCTTCTTCAACTCCAGCTCCTCCTTCTTCAAGAGCACCTCCTTCTTCAACTCCAGCCCCTCCAAGAGCTGCTCCACCCCCGAACACTTCAGATCCGTATGCTGGTATGACGGCTCGTGAAAGAGCAGCAGCACAGCGGACTGGTCGTGGTGTAATTAGAGATGATTTGTTAAGTCGTTTAAGAGGAGATGATAGACCTCGACGCATTTCTGGATCCGCAATTCCTCATCAGCCTCCTCGTCGTTCCACAATGCCCGTAAAAATAGGTTATGTCCCCGTAAGACCTACACCTCAACCTCCTCGCACACCATCAAGACCAATACGATATGTAGGACCCGCCTATTAATAAAGAAAATAGGCGATATTAGAAAGGATGAACGCGAAAGAAAAGCGTAATAAATTGAAACGAAGGGGAGGGTTTCTTCCCATGATTATAGAAGTTGCTGGAGTTATGGTTCCAATAATTTTAGATAAAGTAGCAGAATCTAAACGGTTAGAACAAGAACAAGACCGATTGGCGCAATTACAACAAGATCGGAAAACTATTTTGGAAAACACAGAACGAAGAAAACAAGAAGAAATTGAATTCCAGAAAATATATCAAACAGAATTTCAAAAAGCAAGAACAGAAGCTCTTGCAAAACAAAAACTACAGCAGCAGCAAGACGCTGAATTACAGAAACAGTTACAGCAAGAAGAACAACAAAAACTTCTTCAAAGACAACAAGATCAGAAGAAATTAGATGAATCTCAATCTCGTCTCGCAGCCCTCCAGCGAACTACAGAATCACAAGCAAGAGAAAGAGCAAGACAACAAGAAGATCAACAAAGAGTATATGAAAGTCAAAGAAATATCATGGAAAGTGAGTCAGCTAATACACAAGCAGCTCGACAACAAGCATATGAGAAGTATCAAGCGCAAATGGAAGAACAGCAACGCCTTCAGCAAGGTATCATTCAGCGTGAAGTTCAACGGAGACAGCAAATGGCTCAACCCCAAGCTGTTAAACTACCTACAAGACGCTTACCTACAGCCAAAGTCTCATTCGCTCGAACGGGTCATATTGGTGGCTCTTCAGAGATTCTTGCATACATCAAAGACTACTACGGAGTTTCTATGAAAGAAGCTAAGAATATCTATAAAGCTTATTTTTAGAGCCTACTGCATTTATAATCTCATATTTTCAAAATTCTAAGAATATCAGACATAACATCCGACAGAAAAAAATGTCATGTCTGATTATACAGAATGTCCGCTATGGCTACGAAGAAACCCTATGGGGATAGAGGGCTTCAGATGACTTTTCCAGCAAATTTCCAGAGGGCGTTTGATATGGGTTATGACTATTTCCCGTCTTATGATGGCGCACCATTTGACTTGATGGTTGGATCTGATTTCCAGAGTTCATACCATGAAGAGAAGCGACGAGACGCTCACCAGAGTGTTCTGAACGGCTTACAAGCTCGACGAACAATGAATGAGAAGCTTTTGACTGGTCCTCACAATTATCACATTCCTAAACCAGTTTTGGGTCAGCGTCGGTATGCTAACCCTATGTGTGGCGCAGAGAGTTTTGTTTCTACTCGTCGCGACAATGGACCAGAAGCGCCTTTTAAGACTATTGAAGTTGGGCGTGAAGGTGGTATGCGCGGTGGCGTTGTTACTTCATTGGAAGGTCAGCAGTTTTACAAGGGACAATTGGCTGCCCGTATCGCACAGCTCAATCGTATCAATGCAGTCGCACAAGGCTTTGCGGTTGAAATGGGACAGCAGTACAAGACGGAGGATAATACCAAGAATGGGCCAGTTGATAAAGTTGAATTTTTCCTCTACCTCCGCGCATTGATGGATACAGTAGTACAAGGAGATATCAGTCGTTTTACATTTGAGAACCTCAAGGAAATGATCCAAATGATGTTTGCGTTTGGTCCTACGATGTCTATTGAAGATATAGATGACATGCGTAAATCTTTGGATACAATGATTATGATGATTAGAGATGGTCTAATGGAAGGTCATTTTGCCGATCAAAAGGCAGAAGCCTATTCAGAAACTCTGTTGATTTTCACCAGCAAGATGCGGAATTACATCGATAAAATGGAAGCAAACATCAATCTTCAAGAAAAGGACAAGAGGACACTTTCCAATAGTTTGAAGAAATCTCTTGGATTTGATCGTATGCTTACATCAGCAGATTTTACGCAAGTTATCCGCGAAGAACGGGCTTCGGATGGTCGCGTTGATACCAGTGCAGAAGACTATGATGGGTCTTGGGGCGATGATGGAGATGATGGTGGTGGAGATGGTCGGTTCGATCAACCCCGTACTACTCGTGAAGATGATGAAGCGGGTGGTGCTCCTCGTCAGCCTTTTGCTGGTCGTTCTGATGATCCTAACCGCAAACTGTTTGGTGAAAAGACTGGTCTTGTAGTCTTTGGTGGTCCATCCTATTTTGGTGAATCTGAATCGCAACTGCAAGATTCATACGAAGATCAGTTCCCCCAGTATGTAGCTCCACTTGGATTAGCTGGATCAGATCCCAATGCCCTAAGTGTTCCTCAATCGAATCCAACTATCATATCTGAAGCTGCTGAGGATGTGATTAGTCAAGTGCTTGAGCCTCTTGGCTATGTAGAAGGAGCAACTGATCTATCTGAATTTATCACAACCAACTACCCCGACAAGAATATGTTTGTGAATGAAGTCGTTAAAGCAATGGAAGAGCGTGGCTTTTCGAAGGCTGAAATTGCTTCTGGATTGATGAAGTTAAAACTGGATGTGTTTTCTGAGTTCATCGGTGAGAATATGGGTTCTACAACACCAGAGCCTATCCAACGCGCTCCTCCGAACGGTTTGACTCCTTTAGGTGGTCTTGCTCCTCCTATCTATCGCGATATGGATGACGACGGTATGATGGATGTCGCCCAACCAGATGCTATTGGACTGCAAGGAAGTGAGCCACCAACAAAAGACCAGAAGACTCAGATCCTTCTTGCTGCTGGATTTCCTCTAACTCGTCAAGATATGTATGCTATGGCGAACACAGCTGCTAAGTACAAGATGTTGGGAGAACGATTACCCAGAGAGGTAGGTGGTCCTTACAATATGAGATCTGGAACAACTGTTAAGAATGCTAAAGCAAGAATTATAGCTCTCATGAAAGCAAACTACGATCCAAATTGGTAAATTTTAGAAAAGGTGAAGGGTGAAGGGAGGTGAAGGGTAAATCGCAGAGTTTGGCTATAGCCAAAAACGACCCCCTCGTATAGGACAAAGTCTGCGATTCTCCCTTCACCTCCCTTCACCCTTCACCAATCTAACTTCTAAAATCTAAGCTGTATATATAGAGAATGCCGTATAGACTTCGGAAAGCTCCAAATCGTGATTTGTATTGGGTTGTAGCTGAAGATGGAACGAAGAAAAGCAAAGACCCTATTCCATTAGACCGTGCAAAAGCCCAAATGAGAGCATTGTATTCATCGATGGAAAAATCGGATATGAGAGGTAGTGGATTGTATAAAAGCAATTTTTATAGGTTACTCCGTAATGCGTATGATGAATGGAAGAAAAGTCTAAATAATACTGAACCCAAAAAAGAAATAAATATAAAAAAACGAATTGCACGAGAACAGTTAAGTAATATATATGAGAAATATTTGGATATATTTAGAGAATACAAACACAATCGAGCGAAAAAAGAAGAATATTATGAGAAAGGGGAACTCGAATTAGCTATGATGGTTGAAAGAATGAGCGACCCAGAATTCTTTAATGCAGATTATTATGCAGAACATACTCCACCATCTCCATCTGTAGCTCCTCCTCCAATTCATGAACCACGACGGAAACTCTCAGATGATGATGATGAAAGTCCAAGATCTCCTAAATCGCCAAAGATAAAAAAGCAATTCGAACCAACAAGAGTAAGAGGTAGTGGAAATGGTAAAATGCGCGGAGGTGCTGGAAACTTAAAACAGTTTTTACAAGGAATTAAAAATATAAAAGAATATTACGGAGCGAACTGGAAAAAATTAATAGATACAACAACACAAGCTCGGATCTCACCTATTGTAGATGACTTGATACAAGAGGCTAAAGATGTAATGAAACAGTTCCGAAGTAGATCAAGAAATAAAATTGGTATGAAGAAAGCAGAATATGACTATATTCAATTTCAGAAACAAGAATATTTGGATGGAATTAGAGAAAATATTCTAAGTATGCTTGAAACAAGTGAGAATATAGATGAATATCGGAAAAGAGAACAAGCTCTAATTTTAGAATTGCAAGCAGAAGCAGAAGAAAGAAGAAGAGCAGAAGCAGAAGCAGAAAGAAAAAGGGCAGAAGCAGAAAGAAAAAGGGCAGAAGCAGAAGAAAGAAAAAGGGCAGAAGCAGAAGAAAGAAAAAGGGCAGAAGCAGAAAGAAAAAGGGCAGAAGCAGAAAGAAAAAGGGCAGAAGCAGCAGAAAGAAAAAGGGCAGAAGAAGAAAGGAAAGCTAAAGCAGAAGCAGAAAGGAAAAAAGCAGAACGAAGAGGAAAAACAACTAAGGAACTTTTAGAATATTATGGAATACAAGTACCAGCAAATCCAATCGCTCCAACTACAGCTGAGAAAAGAGAGGCGAGAAAGAGATATAATAAAGTAGTATTAGAACTACATCCAGATAAAGGTGGAGATAAGGAAGACTTTCAACAATTCGATGATGCTTATAAGCGTTTGTATGGAAGTGGTCGGAAAGGAATGGGAAGAAAATATCCTTATTATACTCCGTATGATTTGTATCATAATCTCTGGTATTAGACATATTCTTGTTGATAACACAAACATATAGGACGCAACAGAAAGCACAATCGATCGTTCATTTCATTTTTTTACTGGTGTATCTTTTCTCCATTGCGTCCTATGTGTTTGAATCCGCATTTTTTTACCTTGTTAAATTATAGAATGAACTCACCTCGTAGTACAGTAATACAACACTTCTGGTCTGGAACAACTGGTCCTACTGGGGCAAATGTAATTGCACCCGAACCGAAAGGGATGAATGGACCAGCCCCGCCCCCGACTCATATTAACTTAATGGATATTGCTGGTAATATTGTTCCAGTTCCATATAATATAGCACATAAATACTCAAAATAAAAGCATCGTATAGAATACTATCTTTTTTACCAAAGGATGAAAAACGGATTCTTGGTAATCAAGGGTAGATAAAGGTAAGTTGAAATTACAGTCAAACAATCGCAAACAATGTCGAGCATTACATTCATTCGTGAAGTTAGGTATATCATGGAGGTTACAAAGGAGGAGTTTATCAAGAAATATAAGAACTTTGATAATGAAAAGATAGAAAAATTATGGTCTGCATTACTGGAATCAGAAAAAGATGGTGATTTAAAAGATTCTTCTGATGAGTATTGGGAAGATTTTGATGATGAAGGAGTTTTAGATGATTTTGTTGATGCAGTAGATGATGAATAATGAATAAATAAACAAAATTACACCATTGTAATCATATTTCTTTACTAAACACTAATTTAATAGTAAAAAAAATATTTTTTTTACTATTAAATTAGTGTTTAGTAATCTTTTCTGTTCTTTTTTCTTTACTTTTACCTATTTTACTTGGAATCATCGGTTTTCTTCTCATTCTTATGACAATGTTCGCAACAATATCCCTCAATTTCCTCATCATCCAACTCATCATCTGACTTTCCACTGTTCTGATCCTCTGCTTCCTTACAAGTATCGCAACACTTCCTTCCACAGTCCTTGCTACAGTCCCAGTAATTTCCATCACCATAATCATATACGGTATCCAAACACTTGAAACATCTGTTCTCGTAGGCAATTTTGATTAGTTCTTGCATTGTTAGGCTCTTGATACTATCCATTTTTACGACACTCTCTACTCCTCTTGAAAACCAAGAATCCGTTTTTCATCCTTTTGGCTAAAAAATAATCCCCGACCTTAGTAAGAATGTCCGCCCTCGTCTGTAAAAAAGTTGAGCCTCTCGGTAAAAGCGACTTAAAGAAATGCTTGATAGAAGACATAGAGATGAGTGTCGCCCACGCTCTTTACGAACGACTTGGTTTTGTTGTTATGTCTGCAGACATGACGGCTTACCAAACAAAGGAAGGGACTTGGAAGAAGAAATTCGCTTTTCAACCTAAATGGGAGACTACTAAGAAGCATGAGTATAATAAGAACAAGAATGGGTACGCAATCCTTACTGGAAAGCCAAGTGGTATTACAGCTATAGATATCGATGATCCAGACTTACCTCATAATGAGAAGTTGATGGCTCTAATGACTGACTGTAATATGGTCGCAAGAACCAAGAAGGGTTATCATTATATCTTTCAGTATGATGAGCGTATCAAAGGCGTGTCTGGTAAGAAGGGGATTGACTTGGATACTCGTAATGATAACAACTGTGTCTTCTGCGAACCAAGTAAGTGCTACAATACCGAAGGAGAACTTGTGGCGACTTATGAATGGACTATCACTCCTATGGAAGGAGAGACCCTAAGAGAACTTCCAGAAACGGTTATCGAGTATCTTGCTGGAATTGATGAACGCTACATCAAGGGTGAGTTCTTAGAGACTGAATCAGTGCAGTCCTCATCAAGTAAATCTACATCATCGAAGAAGATAGAAAAAATTGAAGATTCTAAACCTAAAACTGACATAGATATTCTCTTGTCTCTCGCAAGAGAGATAACTAATAACGATTCTTATGATGAGTGGTTACGCAATGGGATTATCTGCTATAACGAGGGATTGAGCTTGGATGTATGGGAACAGATGTCTCGCAAGTCTCAAGGGTATGAGGAGGGAGCGTGTAAGCAGAAGTGGGAGTCGTTTAAGAAGCAGAAGGATCATAAACTAACTCAAGCTACATGGTGGAAGTGGCTTAAGAAAAATAATCCAGACCATTACTCATTTCTAATGGAAACCCGTAGGGATTTCTGGAATCTAATTGAACTAACTAATCACAAGGATATCGCCAAGTATTTCTGGAATAACAATCCAGATGCATATCTCTGGAATGAGTCGATGGGATGGTTCTCTCTTCAACCTTCCAATGTGTGGAAAGCATATGAAAGTAAGTCAGCTCCTTCTGGACTCAAGCGCCATCTTGCTGATACTCTCCAAAACCTTGCGATGGAGACAAAGAATGCAGAAGTTCGATACTATGCCAGAATACAAGAACTAACAAAAGATCCAGAAGAGATCAATAAGCTCAAGACAAGACATATTAAGAAAATTAACGAAATCAACTCTGCGTATATGAAGTTCGGACAAAGCGATTTCTGTAATGGTGTTATCTCCTTCTTACCCTCGTTTTATGAAGACACTGATCTGGAAGAAAAGATGGATATGAACCGTAATGTCTTTGCTTTCAACGATGGTCTATACGATTTAGAAAAGGATAAGTTCCGACCTATCCAACCTTCTGATTATGTAAGCACAACAACTCGCTACAACTATCCCAAGTCCAGCAACAAAGAGGTAAGGGGAGAACTACAGAAGTTTATGTATGACCTTTTCGAGAAGCAAGATGTAGCAGATTATGTGTGGAAGGTTCTTGCTTCGTGTCTTATGGGATACAATCGCTTTGAGGAGTACTATACTCTTACTGGAAGCGGAGGTAATGGAAAGGGCGTTCTTGCAGAACTACTTCAAACTGCTTTTGGTGGCTATTATACTTCCGTTGATGTGTCCCTATTTACAAAGCCAGTCGAACGAAGAGATCAGCCTATACCAGCTCTTGTAGAAGCTCGTCCGAGCCGTCTAATGATGACAAGTGAGCCAGAATCCGATGACAGAATCCAAGTCGGTTTGATTAAGAAAATCACTGGAGGTGATCCCGTAGAAGCACGAACGCTCAATTCCAAGCACATCGTGAAATACAAGCCTCAATTCAGTGTGATTTTCCAGACAAACAGTATCCCCCAGCTATCAAAAATTGATGGTGGTATTACTCGTCGTATGCGTGTGATTCGGTTTCCATTCCAGTTTAATAGTGGTTCTGCAACTAATAGTCGAAAGGGTGATCCAGATATCAAGGACAAGAAGTGTAAGTCTGTAGAATGGCGCGATGAGTTCATTTTGATGCTCTGCGAGTTCCATTCGGTAGTAAAAAAATTGAATAAGTTAGATGCGCCTCAATGGGTTATGGAAGCCACCAATAACTATATCGATGACAATAACCCATTGAAACTCTGGTTAGACCAACACTACAAAATTACGAATGATGAAACTGATTTCATTAGTAGTGTTGATTTGAAGAGGAACTTTCTTATGGATACAAACCGCGACAAGTTCTCAGACAAAACCTTCAAGGATTTGTTGGGCTTCAACGGAATCCAGTGGAAGCATACCAAAAAGGGTAATGGGTTTGTTGGACTGAAAAGGAAAGAAGAAGCTATGTCTTTTTAGCAAGTATCCAGAGTCCAAATGTCATAATGGTAAGAATTACATCTACCGCAGTAAAATAGATATTCATTTATAATAATCAAATAAAAAAACTGAATACAATAAGAGGAGATGGCGATTCACAAGAGCTTATTGCAAGAGATGGCTCAGTCTGCCTATTCGGGAAAAACTAAGCTTGTGATAGGACCGTTCAAACTGGTTTTTTCAACAGCTACTTTGAAGTTCTACTTGGACGAGGCGAGTAAATTGATTGTCGTGTCGATTCGTGGAACGCAACTAACTGATCCTACAGACTTGAATGCAGATTTCCTTGCTTTTCAAGGCAAGTTGCGTGAGAGTGAAAGATACCGAAGAGATAGAGAGACTATCGAACAATTCCAGAAAAAGTATCCGAAGAGTCAGTATCGTTATATTGGTGTAGGTCATAGTCTTGGTGGAGCTATTCTGGACTTATTCTTGCGTGATCGCTATATTCAGAATGGTATGTCCTATAATGCTCTTGTAGAGCCTCATGAGATGGGAGGCAATCCTCTTCATCATCGTATCTATCACAATAAGGATTTCTTATATCTGTTGATGGGTCATAAAGTCCCTAATATAGAAGTAAGATCCGACTCATTCTTGAAATCATTTCTAAAAACTGTTACTAATCCTCTAAGTCTCGTAACCGATTTGTATAATAAACATAGTCTTGGGACATTCAAAGGTGGCGCAATCCAATCAGAGTTCAAGAAACAGCTCATTGAATTAGGTATAGAACCATCCCACTATCTTGAAATGGCTCGGAATAATGCAGAGGATAAGGGCTATAAGCCTTCTACCATCGATTTCAGCGACGATAAGACCCACAAACTTCGCATTGAGAAGGATGGAAAAATTGTGAGGTTTGGAAGAGTGGGCTATAATGATTTTCTAATTTGGACTCATTTAGAAAAGAATAATCAAGTGAAGAAGGGGACTGCGAAGGCGAAACAAGATCGGTTCTGGAAGTCTCATACCAAGATAAAGGGAGATTGGAAAGAGAATAAGTATTCTCCAAATTGGTTAGCATTAAATGTGTTATGGTAGGCATTTCTATTTTATAATATTCATCAGAAGACTTCTTATGAATATTGTAAATGATTTGAGTTTATTCAATTCCAAAGGGATAATAAGTCCCAAAGAATCTAAAAGTATTTGCATTAATCCAAATTGGTTGAGAAGTATTATTTGTAAAGGTTATTCTATTAGGATAAGTTATTCCAATAGATCGCATAGCTTCTATATTAAAGACCGTTGGTCCCATCCCCCATGTAACTTGATTTGTTAGATAACCATGTACTGGAATTGTTCCTCCTTCAGTCTCTGGTATGTTATAAGTTATAAGAGGAGGTGGATTAAAATTCGTTTTTGAAACACTGATATCAATTGTACCACCAGATGTAGGAAGATATGTAGGACAAAAAAATGTAATAGGTGAAAAATCCATTAACCAAACTCCATTAGGATTCGGCGGACCATTTAAAAAATCTTGCGCTATCTTTGTTGAGAAATTATTTATCGAGAAATAAAAACTATCAGTGGGTTGTAGTAGCTGAAGAATACCAACTTTATTTGCATCTAAATAAGATAATCGTGGAAAGATAGTTGCAGTTACAAGAACTTCTTGACCTATCACACCAATATTTGTACTGGTTGCTATTCCAGTTCCTCCAAGAATTTGAGTAACTCCAGAGTTTTGTAAAATTGGATCTTGTGCTGTTCCAACATTCTGAATACCAGATCCAACTCCAACCGTTAAAGAAAGCACTCCAGTATTCGTTAAAGTTGGATTCTGACCGCCAGTAGTAGCCAATCCACTATTAGGTGGTATAGTAATATCTAAAAGTCCAGTATTACCGATAGTTGGATTAGGTCCAGTTGAGACTGAAATACCAGATCCTTGAGTAATTGTTCGGATACCAGTATTCGTAATTGTCGGATAGGGAAATCCAGCGGTGTATTGGATTCCAGCACCAGCAGTTAGAGCAACTAATCCAGTATTTGTAAGAATTGGGTTTTGTGCTGTTCCAACATTATTGATACCAACTCCAGTTGTTACAGTGAGAACACCATCATTCGATATGACTGGGTTTGTAGTAGAATCAGTTACAGTAATTCCACCATTAGGAAGAGCAGTCACAGACACTACTCCAGTCGTCGGCAAAGATAACTCAACCCAATCGGGATTTGTAGAAGGATCGCCACCATCAAGAAGGGTTGTCTTACCAGCTAATATATACGACGCATTATTTAACGGTGCTACTACGACATCATTG